TTCAGTGTGTCGTAGTAAGGGCAAGTATCGCCCTCCTGTGCATAGAAAAAATAAGGCATGACAGGGGTAACAACCCAAGTCTCAACGCCCATCGCAGCCGCTAAATGGCTGACTGAAGTACAGGACGAGATCACCAGATCACAAGAGGCAGTAGCCTGTCGGGTGTCCTCCCAAGTGTCTAGTGGAACCCGCTCAACCCACGGTGGACATTCCTCCACAGCTTCATCGCGCTGTAACGAGATAAAATCCGCATCTACGCCCTTCACGGCATTGAACATAAGCTCGTAAGGAAACTTCTTGTGGTGTTCGTGTTCAAACATACTCTGCCCCTGCCAGCGCAGACCAATGCGCTTACGAAAGCCTTTAATAGTTTTTGGTTTGGTAATGTAGGCTTCACCCGTCAGGTCTTCTAACTCGAAACCCAATGGCACAATAGCCGACATACCCTGTACATAAAATTCATGGTAAACAGCAAAACACCCCTCGTGTTGGACAACCGCGCTTACACCTTCCACGTTTGTGAACAGTGTTACCAGTGGGCCAGAACACGATACAACTACTTTACATCCGCGCTCGGCAATAGACTTGGCATAACGCACCTGATGGATTTGATCGCCCAGACCGCCTTCCAGATATAACAGGACTGTGCCTTTAGTCTTGCCATCCCACGGCCCAACCGGAGTATTCGGGATTGTATTTCCAAATACCCCCTCTATTCGACCACGATCCATTAACTGATAACCTTTCTGTATCTCTCCCTGACGCAGTAAGTACCACCCACGGTTAAACGCCGCTCGGTGATTGTTTGGCTCCTCCTTCTCAATCTTCTGGGCTAACCGCCATCCTTCTGCAAAGTTACCCATTCTGGACGCAGTTAGCTGGAGGTCTAGGTCATGCAATTCAGGAGTAGTACGAGGTTTATCAAGCCAGAACTCAGGCTGACAGAAGGTAGTGTAGTGATGCTTTAATACGTCTTTGGGGTCTTCGTTGTGCTGCTTCGCAAGCACAGGCGCTATATCGTGCATACCTTCGTAGCCGTGTATCTCCTCGTCATCTTCCTGAACGCTAGTCCCGTCAATCACCGTGAAGTCATACTCAAAATCAGGCAGGTCTAAGAATTTATGTATACGAGCAAGCTGTGCTTTAGGCTCGGCAACAAGGTCTTCGTATTCCACTATGCAGAAGCACTCAGGTGCAAACTCATAACCAGTTTGCAGGGAAATGTATGCCGCCTTGAGGTGGGTACTAAGCACTTCAGAATAGATAAACTCGTCAAGGTCATCAGGTTTAGCCACACGCACAAGTGAGGCCATGCAGTCAGGTATGGAACGCACCGTAGCGATGATCTTGGGCTTTTCCCCAAGTACCTGTGTCATTGCACTGAGAATTGTCGGAATAGGCCAACCTCGCCCCTTGTCTATAATGACAGGCTCCTCACAATCTTCGTAGAACGTGTCAAGCACTGCACCCATAGTCCCGGCCAGTTTGGTTCGCTCCTTGTCGTTCTCGCCAAGAAGGTCTTGTGAATGCCATACGTTAGCCAAGGCATCCAAAGCAAATACCACACCTGACGTAGTGGAAACATGAGTCTCTGGATTCTGGTTAAGAATAGCCGCCAGTACCGTGGAACCGGAGCGAGGCACACCTGACATAAAATGTAATTGTTTTTTCATGTTAATCCGTTCTGGTCGCTATGGTGGAATACTTAGCGCCCGACACGTTAAGCCATTTAGTGAGCGTCCCCACCTGTGTAAAAACGCTATACTGAGTTGTCGTACCATCACCAACTTGACCTTGGCTATTCTGCCCACAACCCCAAAACGTACCGTCGGTTTTAATCGCCAGTGAAGTGTTTTTAGCCGCACAGCACTTACTCCATGTAGTAAGCGCACCTACCTGCACCGGAGAGGAATAATAAGTGCCGACGTTTTGTCCTAGTTTTCCGTAGGCTCCATTGCCCCAAGCCCAGAGCGTACCGTCGGTCTTTATAGCAAGAGTAAATTTGCCACCAGAAGTGCTTATCTCACTCCAAGTCGTTAGCGCACCTATTTGTACAGGGGAAGAGCGTTGAGTAGTAGTGCCATCGCCTAACTGTCCGTTAACGTTATACCCCCAACTCCAAAGCGTACCATCGGTTTTAATTGCCGATGTGGCCTCCTCCGCACAGGCTACCTTCAGCCAGTCTGTAAGCGCACCGACTTGTACAGGTGAAGAAACATCGGTGAGGTTATTGAGACCTAACTGTCCGTTAGCGTTCCACCCCCAACTCCAAAGCGTACCGTCAGTTTTAACAGCACTCATCCCGTAATAAGCAATGCTTATTTCAGCCCAGTCCGTAAGCGCACCTACCTGTACGGGAGAAGAAAGGCCAGTGGTATTGCCGTGTCCTAGCCCGCCGTTTGAACCGTCCCCCCATGTATAAAGCGTGCCAGAGGTTGTGATCGCAGCGGCACAACGGTTATTTATATTTGAGTTTAGGGGTACACTCTTCCATGTAGTCAGTGCGCCTACCTGTACTGGAGAAGAAATGTTGGTGGTGTTGCCGTGTCCTAGTTGACCGAGATTACCACTCCCCCATGTCCACAGAGTACCATCGAGTTTAGTGGCAATCGCCCATGTATTAGCCATGCAAATGGTATCCCAACCAGTAAGAGCGCCTACCTGTACTGGGGAAGAATAGTCAGTGACGTTTCCTAGACCCAGTTGACCGCCACTACCATCCCCCCACGTCCAAATACCCCAAGGCGCGGTTGCTCCGGGCCAAGTATAGGCACCCGCAGCTTGTCCCTGCGTCTGGAGATTCCACTTACCTGAAAACTGTTTCCATTCTAAGGCCATTGTTTTGTCCTATGCTGAATCTGTGGCAAGGGTGAATTTTCCGCCACCAGTAATTTTATCCCAAGTAGTCAGAGCCCCTACCTGTACTGGAGACGAGAGGCTAGTGGTAGAGCCATCACCTAGTTGACCTTTGTCATTAAGCCCCCAAGTCCAGAGAGTGCCGTCTGTTTTAGTGGCAATTGTGTGTATATATCCACAAGTAAGTTTACTCCAAGTAGTTAATGCCCCTAGCTGTACTGGAGAAGAGTAGTTAGTGACATTGCCTTGGCCTAGATTTCCATGACCGTTATATCCCCAAACCCAGATAGTCCCATCGGTTTTAGTGGCAACTGTGTAGTATTGGCCGCAGGAGACTGTATCCCAAGTAGTTAATGCACCCACTTGTTTTGGAGAGGAATAGTAGGTGGTGTTACCTATCCCTAGTTGACCAAACCCACCCATTCCCCAACACCAGAGAGTGCCGTCAGTTTTTGTAGCGGCTGTGTGGAAATATTGAGCACTAACATTTAACCACGTAGTAAGTGCGCCTACTTGTTTGGGCGAGGAGTAGTAGGTGGTGTTACCTAGCCCTAGAGGGCCAAAGGCCGCTTGCCCCCAAGTCCAGAGCGTACCGTCAGTTTTAACTGAGGCGGTGTAGTTCGCACCACAGGCAATCTTGCTCCAATTAGTTAACGCGCCTACTTGTACTGGAGACGAGATGTTTGTAGTGTTGCCGTGGCCTAGCTGTCCTTGGGCGTTATATCCCCAAGTCCAAAGAGTGCCATCGGTTTTAGTGGCAACTGTATGACCTTCCCCCCCAGTAACTTTATCCCACGTTAGTAGTGCGCCAACTTGTACGGGGGAAGAATAGCCAGTGGTATTACCTTGGGCCAGTTGGCCGTAGTGGTTTCGACCCCAAACCCAGAGAGTGCCGTCGGTTTTAGTGGTAAGGGTGAAGTGCGCGCCCGCTCCAACTTTATCCCAAATAGTTACCCCACCTACTTGTACTGGAGAGGAGTAGTCAGTGGTGTTGCCTTGGCCTAGTTCGCCGTAGTTGTTCCACCCCCAAGCCAAAAGTCCGACAGTCGTAGGCGCAAGAGTCAACGGCAAGAATCCCGGCTTTATAAAATTACCTTTATCGCTACCAATAGGCATCGCCTACTCCTTACGAACTAATTATTTCGTAGCTTATGGTGTAGGTAATCTTGCTCGCCGTTCCACTTGTTACAGCAATCGACTGAGCTTCCATCAAATAGATCGCAGTAGTCTTGTCCGTCACGATCAACGAAGCATCTGCTGGAACTGAAACCGTGGAAACAATTGGAAACGCTGTGCCGCCTGAAGGGGCAGAACCTTGAGCAACTGAGCCATCAGTATAGATGTCAACGCTAGTATTAACTGCACTAGCGCCGTCTACGTTAGCAGCCACAATCTGGTTAATTTTGTAAACCTTGCCACTACTTGCGGCATTAGGTAGCAAAACAACCGAAGTGGTTGCCGAGGGGGTGAGAAACGTAGTCTCACCTAAAATACTTGTTACATTTACTATATTGGGGTTTGCCATTTATATTTCTCCTAGAATCCCATGACCATCGCAAGTGCGATAGAAAGTCCTGCTGATATACCAGCGGCAGCGGGTGTACTTGATGCCCACGTTCCGCCTGCACTTGTCAATACATTACCCGCCGTACCGGGAGCAACCACTTGAACCGCTGCTGTTCCATTGCCTAGAACAACATTGTTAGCGAGCAAAGAGCTGGCTCCTATACCGCCATTACCTACAGGTAAAACTCCTGTAACCTGAGTAGTAAGGTTTACGTTTGCTAATGTTCCGCCAAGCGTGAAAGTACCAGTAGTAGTAACTGGCCCACCTGTAAGCGTAATTCCATTAACTGTTCCAGTTACTGCAACATTGGTTACAGTGCCTGTACCTGTCTCAGTAGGGTTTGCAAGAGTAACTGCTGCTCCTGCTCCCGCACCATCAGTGTAAACCCACGCTTTTGCACCTGTGACTATAGTAACTTCAGCGCCTCCACCTTGCTTAATGATGATTGACTGACTGCCAGTAGTGGCATTCTCAATCATCCACATCTTGGAAACAGTGTTAGGGAGAAGTGTCAGGGTACGGGTCGCAGTTAGCGAACCAGCCGAAGTGAACTTGAGATAGAGCGCCCGTGTGCCGTCTGCGGTAGCATTAGGCATCGTGAAGGTTTCATTGGCATCCGCAGCTACCTGTTTGGTGCCATAACCCAATGCTTCCCCGATAAGTTCCAAATTCGTATTGGTCGAGGTTCCCCAAGTGCCGCTCTCGGCCCCAGTTGCAATCTCTTTTAATCTTAGATTATTTACATAAGTTGCCATGTTCGCGCCTCAATTAAGTTATTACGTCTATCCAATGTGGATTTTGATTAGGGAGAATATTTTCCCATATTAAAATTCTTCCAACCTCACCTATAGCTGATACCCCAGCAACGGTAACTATCGTTTCGGTAGCTAATGTTATTGAGCCAACCGCAGATGTTGCTGAAACGCCAGTAACAGGAACATCAATAAATAAATCAACACTAACAGTCCCAACTTGTCCTGTCGCTGCCAGACCAGTAAGGGTGACGTTAGCCGGAGCAACTATTGTTACTCCTGACAACCCACCAGTAGCAGAAAGGCCCGTTAAAGTAATTACCGTTTCGCTTTGAGGAAGAGCCGTTCCTACTGATCCTGTTGCAGAAAGTCCTGTAAGGGATATCACTGCATTGTGATAAACCGTGACACTTCCTACTGAGCCAGTCGCTTCCAAGCTAGAAGGATAGACAATTCCCTTCGCGTCAATATTTGCATGGCCTACTATTCCCGTTGCGCTCAGGCCCGTGAGAGCAACTTCAGCACCGCCTTGAATTCCTACTGTGCCTACTTCACCAGTAGCTTCCAAGCCAAGGGAGGTTCCCCAAGCTCCTTCGCCCCAAGTGCCACGACCCCAACCGCCATAAAGAATAGTGGCAGTAGTATCTTCGCCCCATTCTCCGTCACCCCATGCGGCGCGGCCATAGCCAACACCAGACATTAGGCTATCCTAATAATCGCATTAGTCGAATCATTGGTAGGGAAAACAATTTTAAAATCGCCAGCAGTAGACGTTTGATCACTTCCAAAATCTAAAACTAAACAAGTAGGATCACTAGCCGCTGTATCATTAAAAAGGAGTGCGCCTCTTGCGGTAAAGCTTGCCGTACCCCAAGTCAAATCTTGAAAATCAGTAAAACCCGTTGTTCCTCCCGTTGTTGGAGTCACATTCGTTAAAGCCTTACCTTTTGCCACATATCCGGTTCCGGTAATTTCATTAGCGGAAGTATAGGCTGTTGTTCCAGCGTTAAACGTAGCGCTGTTGGTATACAAGGCCACATTAAAAGTACTGCCAGAGGTGAGTGTAAAATCATGAACAGCCTTCAAAATTTCTGCCTTGAAGCTGGTACACATGTAGTTTCCAGTAAACGCCATCAGAGTCTCCTTATTTGCTCCGCTAGAGATTTTTCCCCAGCATCTAACAAAATGTTATAAATAGTAGTTCTTTCGCTTCTTGCGCCTTGTTGAATATAGCTCAATACAAGACTTTGTATCTGCTTCTTAAAAGCCTCTGCCTGTTGGCGAACTACTGGATCAGCACTTGCCGCAATAGAGATTATTTTATTCGCGCATTCAACTGAAAGTTCTTCAGGAGTGAATCCGCGATTGTGAGTGGTTTGAACCATCACCGAACCAACACTGCCAACAAGATCAACTGTAAGCATTAAATCCTCATACTTCTAATAGCGCCAGAACGAAAGCTGTCTGTTGTGTCGTACCCTTCGCCCAACGATTTCAAGCGAGCCATTGCATCTTCAAACTTGGCGTTATACCACTGCATTTGATCTGCCTCGCCTTTAAGGAAAGTATATCCCTCAACTAGACAAGCATAAAGAAGAGTTACTTCTGCATTAGTTCCAAGCCAGCTTTCTCCTGAAGCCGATACGGTTATAGATTCTGGCTCAAACATAAAGTGTAATTCGGCTGCAAAATTTGCCGAAGGAGTTGGGCCAACAATAAAGTTAGCGTCATCAAAAATGCTGTAATATTTAGGAACGCCTTCCGTAGCCTCAACGGGATACGCCTCTCTCATAAAGTTTACGTCTTTAAAGAGCAGAAATTCTGACCCGCTGTTCTCAATAGCCAGAGAGTAGGAAGCTAAAAAATCTGTTGGCATAGCAAGGTAAGGATTTCCTTTGGAGAGAGTTCCTGTCATGTTCTTTCGCAAATCAGGAAGCTGGGCGGTTCTCAGTATTCTTTGCTCAGCCTGCGTAATAATTAAAGGAAGATTATTAACAAAAGTAGTCTCCGAAGACTCCAGATAATCCTGTATAGCGGTCTTTAATGTAGTAAAAGTAAAAGCCATTATGTAATTTCCACCGTTACTCGACCCACATGACCAGAGCAATCAAGGCCAACTGTTCGACTTCCCATTGCGGTGTTACCGCCACCTACTGGGTCCCATGCAAAAAGCGCTCTGCTTTGAACGTAGCCGCCGTCAGGTCGTGGGTCTCTCAACGCTTGAGGGTCAGACATATTTATCATGCCCAGCTTCCACTGAGGATTGTCCACATCAAGCACATCACGACCCACTAGCATTCCATTGGGCCTGCCAGCCTCAATTTGAGGAACAAGGTCTCTTAATGGATATCTAAAGCCCGTCCTATCGCAAAATCCAAAAGCATGTTTACCGCTCGCAAAGCTACTCATAAATATTCATACCCGCCGGGAACAACATACAACGCTGCTTTCTCTCGCGCTGAATCAGAAGCCATTGTCCATTGCTCTTCATAATCCCCTTTCAGAAAAGGTATTCTTGTTTCAGCTTGCGGCCTTTTAATTGCAATCATGTACGCCAATCCAGCCACCAAGCAAGGCAAGAAACGTGCCGGAACATCCATATCTAAAGATGCTGGAGTTCCTGAGTCTTCGACTCTTTCCATATAGTAATACCCTAGCGTCCATGTTTGAGACCCATCAGGAACAGGCCATACACTAAAAGTAATTCCAGTAGGCGCTCGCTCTATCCAGTATTGAATAGGCCGTCCCTGAAGGAGTTTGTTTGTTTGTTGAGAATACTGAGAAATGGATATTCGTTGCATGGTTAAGTCTGACTGCTGAGTAATATCGCCAGCGTTGGTTCTCATGAACGCTTCTATTACGTCTAACTTCTCAGGAGTAAGAGTGTAAGTTCCTGTTCCAGCAACAAGAGTTATAGTAGCTGATTTCACAGTCCACAGACTAAGACCTCTGTTTTGCCAGTCAAGCATAAGCAAATCTAGGCTACGTCTAGCAGTCCTGTAGTCAAATCCTGACCGCAGCTCTAAACCACACCGCTCATAGGCTTCTTCAATAATGTCACCCAGATCAAGATTAAAGGCATAAGTTCCGCTAGTTGCCATTACACTATTCGCCCTCTGGTCTGTCCTTGAACGGCCTTGCCATCACCCAGCCTGCCGCCAGAGAACATTTTTTTGTTTATGCCAGCCTCGCTCATAGCGATAGCCATAGCTTGATTCCGATCAGTTACTTTCTTTCCAGAGCTAGACTTTAGCCTGCCGTCTTTAAACTCTTTCATTACATAACCAACCTTCT